TCAGACTGTAAACCAGGTGCTATCATTTTGCATCAATCATTATTAGTTACACAATACACTAACCATCTGTCACATGGCTAGTATTTGAGTATCTATGGATCTATGGGATTCTTACAGCTCCAATAGTTCTTCCATCTTAGGCTTATTGAGCATGCCAGATAACCGAGCATCCAGTTTCCCGGCGATTTCATCAGTATCTACCAGCCCAAGAACCTTCCGTAGGGAAGCTATCTGATTAGGTTGATACATAGTCTTTCCACCTGCGAGAGATGAATACATATCTTTATATCCACGAACATGCTTGCCCACAGTAGCTTCTTGTTCGGGGCTCAATTCATCCCCATATCCCAGTTTCTCTGCGATCAGTGCAGTAACATACTCTGCCAGGCTCGAATCAAACCAAGCTTCAATGGTTTCTTTAGTAAGACGAGAACCTTCCGATTCTGCCACCAGATACCCGATACAAGCCTGAACCGAAATATCTGAATCCTGCACACTGGTTAGAGTACCATCAGATGTTTCATAGAGCGAGCGTATCACGCCATCCTGCGCAGCTTCGAGCATTGCCCGAATATGCACCTTGAGTGCAGGGAGATTGTCCATAATCTCCGAATCTGCCAATGGTGGTACAGATACACACACCGATGGAAACTTAGCTTTTTGTTTCGCAGTGGTTTTATAACGAATCTTTGCCAAGCGTTGCCCACTCAAAGCCTGACTCTTGGCAGAATCGAAAGCAGTTACAAGATGGGTCGAGGGAAAATGTGACATTTGATTATTTATCCTATGAATTAATTAAACAGTTTCCAAGCTTTTAACAAGCACGACAGCATGGTTTGCAATTATATTACCAATTACATCAAAAAGCGTAACATTTTGAGATTCAAGCACGAATCTAAATAACTGCAATGCTGCATCTGTATCCTGATCGCCAAGCGCCATTTTCATGCGATCATTAATCGCATCGCATACCGCCGCAGGCAGATTAATTGTGTTCATGTTATTTATCCTATCTTTCTAGTATCTTGGGAATATTCCCCCTAGACTAACTAGTTAATTAACCAATTAGTCTAAGGTGAATTATACCATATTTATACCAGTGTTGCTTGATACCCTGCGACCCAGCAATCGAACTCCAATGGATGCATATTCCCACGAATCACATAATAGTCATATGCAAACCAGTAACCATGAGTGTCCATTGTGTCATTAAACAACTCGCTGAATCTCACATCCATCGTACCAAACATAGCAACTCCAATCCTAGAATCTATCAACCCAGTTAACTAGAACCGTACTAATCAACCAGTGACAATATCATTATAGGCGACAAACACAAGGAAACAAGCGGAAAATTAGAGGTTCCTCCCTAATTTCTGCATCCATTGAATGATTCTCACTCTCTCCCACAAGTAAGTAAGTGCTCACTTCCTAAGCTAAATACGAATCATTCTCATTCTCATTCTCATTCTCACCCCGGGGTAGGGGCCTTTTTTGGTCTGGGTCGCGCTGGTATCCTATAAGCAACTCCCAATTTTACTAAACTTTTTCAAATCGACCCTGGCAACTCCAGCCCCAAGCTATCCCCACCTGAAACTTTCTCTCTCCAGAACTATCATCTCCCTATCCTAGAAAGAACCTCCCATGTCCACCACCACCTCCACCACAGAAACTCGCGCACTTGCCCTGCTCTCCCAAGGTCTTGGCCCGGAAGTTGTAGCGGCCGCTGTAGGAGTTTCCACCTCGAGAATCTCCCAGCTCCTCTCGACTCCTGAGTTCGCGGCGCAGGTTGCGGAAGGAAGATATGAGAATCTTGCGAAACATAATCAGCGAGATAATGCATATGATTCGATGGAAGATTCGCTACTTGCGAAACTGAAAGATTGTCTCCCTTTCATGATGCGGCCGATGGAGATCTTAAAGGCGATACAAGTTATAAATGCCGCGAAACGCAGAGGAAGTTCTGCCCCTGAGTCCATCACATCCCAACAAACTGTTGTTCAACTGATCATGCCAACCCAAATCCTCCAATCTTTCACAACAAATGTAAATAACCAAGTGATCAAAGCTGGGCAACAAGACTTAGTTACTGTACAATCTGCCTCAATGGATAAACTACTCTCCTCTTCGAAAGGATTAAGAAATGTCGAAAATGCCTCCTCCCCTGGAATCAATTATGTTAGCTCAGGCAGCTAAGAAAGCGGAACTGGAACTGAAAAATAAGCAGGCAGCTCGTGAGCAGCTCCTGAGAATCCAACTCCTGCTTGCGAAACGAACGAAATAACCTACCTGCCATGGCAATATATAACGCTGCAACTCTAGGACTAGAGCCGGGGCCTCAAACTCCTCAGGTGGAACCAGCTCCAGAGCCAGAAACTGTCCAAGAATCTACCTTCCAGACTTCTCAGGTGGAAGAATTGGCTCGGGAGTCTCTGGATTTCCTGGCTGCTCTTGCCATGCCAGTAGTTTTTCGCTATCTATTCCCTCCAGTGTTCAAATCTATCTGGACTTGGCTCCTTTCCTATGTCTCTCGAGCACGAGATTTCTCGCAACTTGCCATCGGCCTCCCACGAGGATTCGGCAAGACCATGCTCATAAAAATCTTTGTACTCTACTGCGTACTTTTCACAAAGAAAAAGTTCATTCTCATCATCTGCGGCACTCAAACCAAAGCAAATAATATCATCTCAGATATTATGTCGATGCTTGGGGAATCGAATATAAAGAAAGTATTTGGAGATTGGAAACTAGGAGCAGAAACTGACAGACAGGATCTGAAGCGCTTCGGTTTCCGTGGTCGCAACGTTATCATCATGGGAGCAGGTGCCGAATCTGATATTCGCGGTATAACTCTCGAAAACGAGCGGCCGGATGTGATGATCTTCGACGACATCCAAACTCGTGAAGATGCAGATTCTGAGACCGTATCTGCCAAACTCGAAACATGGATGGTAGGTACAGCGATGAAAGCGAAGAGCCCTCACGGGTGTCTCTTTATCTTCATTGCCAACATGTATCCAACTAAACATTCCCTTCTCCGCAAACTCAAACATAACCCAACATGGACTAAGTTTATTGCAGGTGGGATTCTCTCAGATGGAACTTCCCTGTGGGAGGAACTCCAGCCGATCGAACAGTTACTCAAAGAATATGAGAATGATCTGGCAATGGGACGGCCAGAAGTGTTCTTTGCAGAGGTTCTCAATGATGAAAATGCCTCGGTTAACAACCTTGTCGATCTTAACAAGCTCCCTGAGTATCCATTCCAGCAAGATGATATTCACTTCGGAAACTTCATCATCATTGATCCTGCCACCGATAAGCCGGGAGCTGATGCGGTTTCCATCTGCTACTTCGAAATCCACAATGGTTATCCTGTATGTAAGAAGATTGTAGAAGGAAGACTATCCCCAGGGGACACAATTGCAGAATCCCTTAAGATAGCACTATCTAAGAACTGCCGCATAATTGCAATCGAATCAAATGCTTATCAGTACACCCTCAAATATTGGTTCGAGTTTATTTGTGCTCAGCGAGGAATCATTGGTATCGAGGCTGTTGAAGTTTATTCCGGCTCTTATTCTAAGAACTCTCGGATTCTCAACATGTTTAAACAACTTCTGGCAGGAGAGATCTTTGTAGAGCCTTCCTGCAAAGCGCAGGTTAATCTCCAGATCTCCCAGTTTAACCCTCTCAAGCGAGACAACACTGATGGCCTGCTAGATTGCCTTACCTATGCTCCGAAAGTTATAGAGATGTACGGAAATCTTCTCCTCGCCTCAACCATCATCGAGGAGCAGGAATTCTCGAAAGTGCAGATCCGATCTGAATTAGAAACCTCCCCGTTCTAAGGAACCAACCATGCCGACCCCATCGTTAGAAAAGCCAGGACTCATTGATCTGTTCAAGCAGCTCACAGGTTCCTCCTCTCCTACAACTGCCACAGATTCTTCTGCAATCTCCCTTGGTTTCGACCCATCTTCCCCAGATATTCTCAAGGAAGTTGCTAAACAGATCACAAAGATGAAAGAGACTGGAGCCGCCCCAGACCCAGAAACTGCCAAGAGTCTCGGCGCGGCCATGAAATCGCACCTAGATTACAAAGCGAATCTTTCTCTTTTGGAAGAACTCAATAAGGCTTATACCAAGAAATTTGGCGCTTCCACCCCTAAAGGAGCTAAATAATCATGGCTTCTAGTATAGATATATCAGATTTATTAGCTAAACTAGAAGAAACTGAACTCGGTAATAATATGCTTACCGCGTTAAAATTATTAAAAAAAGTTCCTTCCATAGATATAAGTAAGTTATTGCAAGATGAAACTCTTGGAGAGTATGACAAAAGTACAAACTCTATTTCACTTAATTCGGGACAAGACCTAACTGGGTGGGGAGATATATCGAGCAGATTAAAATCTCCCACAACATTAGCTCATGAACTTTGGCATGCCACTGAAGAGGCTATAGGTAATGAATTACACTCAAAAGGATCTAAGTTCCCTGAAAAGTATAAAAAGGAAATAGATAAGTTTAGTTCCTCTGCTGGAGATATTGCAACAGACAAATTATTAGAAGCCTCAGGTGCTGATTACTATCGAAGATCCTGGCCTGAGAAGAATGCTTTTGGAGTTGGCAATTCTTTGGCACCTAAATTAGGTAATGCTCTGCCCAGTAGGCCTGGGCCTCCTCATGTAGATGCCACACTGGCCACTGAGGCTGCAATTAAATTAGACCTCTTTTTACGAGGTTTCAAAAGTACGCAAAAGGATAATTAAAATGTCATCTGCAACTCCAATGATCATCCCTGAGAAATCTCAGGCTGCTCTCGTACAGTTCCACAAACAATGCTATTCTATGCTGAATCAGCAATGGAACTTGCGTGAACAGATGCGCCAGCGAGATCTCGCTTATATCCGAGAAGTTGATTGGACTCAGGAACACTGGCGTGCCAAACTCTCCAATCGCTACGGAGATCCAACTAAGTTCCAGAATGTGACAGTTCCTGTGGTGATGCCACAAGTTGAGGCCGCAGTTACATACCAATCCTCAGTCTTTCTCACAGGAGTCCCTCTCTTTGGATTTGTTGCTCCTGCAGCAGAAGAAGATACAGCCTTGCAGTACCAGGCTCTGGTGGAAGAAAACTCCATTCGCGGCGGCTGGGTGCAGCAGTTCCAGATCTTCTTCCGGGATCTGTTCAAATATAACCTCGGAGCCCTGGAAGTTAAATGGGACCGGGAAGTTACTCAGGCAGTAGAAACTGATCTCACCTTCACAGGCGGGAGAGAAGGCATGCCTAAGCAAGTTATCTGGGAAGGTAACTGTATCAAGCGCTGGGATCTCTACAACACATTCTTCGATACTCGGTACAAGCCTACCGAGATCTATAAGAATGGCGAGTTTGTAGGAAACACGGAACTGATGAGCCGGATCCATCTGAAGAAGTTCATCAATGAACTCCCAGATAAGATGATCAGCAATGTGAAAGCTGCCTTTGAATCTGGGATGGGAACTCAGGGAGGTTCTGGAACTGGGGGAATTGAATCTTATTACATCCCTCAGATCAATCCAGATGCTCTCATGCAGATTGATCCGAAAAGAACTACAGATTGGATGAGTTGGGCAGGAATGCTCACACGCCCTCCGGGAGAGATCTCATACCAGAATCTTTACGAGGTAACAACTCTCTATGCACGAATCATCCCATCGGACTTTCAACTCCGAGTTCCATCCGCAAACACTCCACAAGTGTGGAAGTTCATTGTTGTCAATCACCAAGTTCTTATCTACGCAGAAAGGCAAACAAATGCTCATGGATTTCTTCCTGTCCTGTTTGGCCAAGCTAACGAAGATGGTCTCGGCTTTCAAACAAAGTCTCTTGCTGATAATGCTAAACCTTTCCAAGACATCTCGTCAGCTCTTGTTAACTCTGCAATGGCTGCTCGCCGCAGGGCTATTAGTGATCGTACACTTTTTGACCCATCTCGTGTATCAGAAGCCCATCTGAATTCTGACAATCCATCAGCTAAGATCCCAGTTCGTCCGGCTGCTTATGGTAAAGCAGTTTCGGAAGCAGTGTATGCTTTCCCATTCCGAGATGACCAGTCTGCTGTAGCCTTCCAGGAACTTCCTCAGATGATGGCAATGGCTAATTCTGTGAATGGTCAGAACCAAGCGAAACAGGGACAGTTTGTCAAAGGAAATAAGACACAACATGAGTACCAGAGTGTTATGTCTAATGCCAATGGCCGCGACCAGATGACATCTATGCTTCTAGAAGCTCAGGTATTTACTCCCCTGAAGCAGATCCTGAAACTGAATATCATGCAATATCAGGGAGGAGTTTCTATGTACTCTCCTTCTGCAGGTCGGGAAGTTACTATCGATCCAATAGCTCTGAGGAAATCCCAAGCGAAGTTCAAGGTAACAGATGGACTGACTCCTACGGATAAACAGATCTCTGGGGACGATTTCACGATGGCAATCCAGGTGCTAGGATCCTCCCCGCAACTTGGAGCAGCTTATAACCTAGGACAACTCTTTTCCTATCTTATGAAAACTCGCAATGCGGATCTTACCCAGTTCGAGAAATCTAAAGAGCAGCAACTTTATGAACAAGCAGTTGGGCAGTGGCAAATGATGGCACAGATAGCTCTGGAAAAAGGACAGGAATTCAAAGTTCCTCAACCCCTGCCACAACAATATGGTTACAACCCCTCCGCACCTGCGGGACAGCAAGGAGAAACTTCCCCTGCCCCAGGAGTTCAAGGATCTACAGGAGGTGCAGCAAATGGCTAGACTTATCCCAGGAACTTTCACTTCCTATGAGTTCTCAGATTCGGAACTTCTTTCTGCCTCCATTCTATCTCTCCCACAGAAACAACTTCTGCAAAATGAACTTTCCCAGATTGCAGAGAATCGTCTAAATCTTGACTTCGATCCCGCCAACCCTGCAAAGTTCACCCAGCACGAGGCATACCTGAAAGGGCAAATGTCTATCATTCGTGTAATGCTTCTCCGATCTGACGAGTCTGAGATGCAACTACAATCCCGTCGCCAACAATCCTTAGGAGAATAAA